CCGGTCGCTGATAGCGCGGTTTGCTAATTCAAGCATCACGCGAACGCTGGCGCCTCCCAGCTTGCTCATATCCCACCCGAGTTCCGGAGGCCAGCCCATTGCCAACAAAGCGTCGCGGATGATCCGCTCTTGCAAGCGATCCTGCGCCTCAGATGGAACTTCGGATTTGAGCTGGCTGATTTTTGACCCAGAGCCAGCGCGGAAATATTGAACAGTGCCTCCGAGAATTGCCTCAGCTTTGATCCCCTCAAAGCCCGGTTGAACATAATTATCAGCCAAAGCAAATGCCGGATCATTAGGGTCCCCCACGCCACTTTCGGTTTCCATAATGAGAGCGATTTTTGCTGCTGCATTGGATGCCAAACGGATATCATCACCAAGTTCCTTAAGACTTTGGAGCCCAAGAATAGCCGGGGCCAGCCCAGTAATGCCACGCGCTTGGCCGATTTCTCGCCGGTCACAGGTCAGCATTGCCGACTGAGCGGAAATATCGCGATCATCTTCAGGCAATTCGCCCAAAATGCGATAGGCCACAGGACGTCCCGCTGCATTGACGATCACGCCGTTAAAAATGCGGAGCCCTTTGTATCGGCCTTCGGTAAGAACCTCAGGCGTTGCGCCTCGGTCCCCCACTTGATGCCAAGGCACCATCTGAAGTTGAGGAAAACCAGAAGGCGAAAGCGTGCAGACCGTCAAGCAGTCTCCGTCTCGGTCAATGGCAACCGATTCCAAAAACAGCGCATCCCACCAGGAGGCTCCGTCAGTGTAGGCGATCTGGAACCAGTCGTTTAGCCAAGCCTCGGCTAGTTTCCCCCAGGCTTTGTCTTCCCCAGTATAAACAGGGCGCATCGCCTTTCCAACCGTCAACATTGCGCGCTGGTCGATGGCGGAGTTTACAAGCCCCACATTCCAGTAAAGCTTCCGGGCTGCGCTTGTGAGTGTGCGCCATTCCCCCACCGGCAACTCACGGTTGATGCTTTTAGTGTGCTGTTGGTAAAATGGCCGTTGCCCCAATGAGCCACCTTCAATGAGCCGCTGCCGCCGGTACACGTCAAAGTTTGCCTGGACGCCAGGCTTTTTGATCCAACTTTTGACTTTATCAAGCAAACTCATACAAAAAACACATTGCTTCGCGTGATGGGTCGGCAGACGCCCCGCTCTTTGTAGTCGATAGCCTGTTGGACAAACTGCAAAACGTCTGTGCAACTCATTCCCGACGTAAATGTAAAACTAGATCCACTTACTGTGGATGCACTTAGATAGCCACCTTGGCCCGAGATGACCTTGTCCAACAACTCGTCACGGAGTGCGCGGAGTTCCATCAAATCGCGCGACAGAAACGCTTTGAGAATGAGTTGTGGAATCGCGGCAGCCATTACTTAAGGGTGGCGGTGTAAAAAAAAAGCCCCACCCGGTTTCCCAAGTGAGGCCGTTAGTTCATAGCGTGGTAGCATGAACCTTGAACCTACCCTTGCTCTCCCTCCAAGTCAATCACTGTCTCGCGCAGCAGTCCCAGCATCAGAGCCACAGCAGTTATCATTGCCTCGCAATCGCCCATGTGGTTGTCTCGGTGGATGCGGACGTAGCGCCGCTGAATTGTTTTTGTAAATTTATCCACCACCTCCCTCTTTGCCTCGGCCACAATCTGCTTGAGGTAGTCTTTTGGCGTGTCGAGCCCGTACTCCCAGACGGGCGACCCCAGCGCGCGGAGTTGGGCAAAACGGTCTTTGACTCCTTCGTTGGCCCAGAAAATATATCTAGCCCGTCCCCCGGTCGGGGCCGCCGCGTCTTTGACAGGCGAATAAAGTTTGTCCACCATTTTTTGCCCAACCGAATGCTGAAACGATTTCCTCCCAGAGCCGTGGAGTGCCGTCCAATTACAGCGGGCGCAACAAGCGTAGGTCAATCCCGTGTCGTACTGGGCATCCATGAAAGTCAACTTGTCGTGGACTTTTAGCCGCTGCTGAAGCTGGCGAAGCTGCTCCTCAGTCAACACCTTGCCGCACCAAATTAGTCGGCTAGAGCCATCAGAGCGCCATGCCCTACACACTGCCCAAAAGTGATCGCGCTGCCGGTCAACAGACATCAATCGTTTTGCCTCACCGTCAATTGGTTGTCCGTCTCCGTGGTCTGCCAAATGGTAATCGCCAGCCGTCAGGTTGATCTCCGGCGACTCCTGCTCGTCGCTCCAACTCTGAGCCGTGCGTTTTTGTCGAAATTGTTTTAACGGCTCAGTGTTGCCGCGCCGTTTTTCCTCGTTTGCTTTGAGCCATTCGACAACCATATCGGCCCAAGTAATCCACCAAACCGCCTGCGCCCCCCATGTAAACGAGACGTTGCCGGCAATCGGCTGAGCGCCCTGCTCAACCTCGTAACGCCCCCTGCTCGCCATCCCGCGCCTGCCCTGAGTCGTGTCCAGCGTAACGTGCGCACAGAGCGGGCACTCATGCCGCACTGACGCCATTACCGCGGCCCAGTTCCATTCGTTTTTTTCGTCGCGGGCCTCGTCGTATTTTATGCTCGTCCAGAGATACTTGTGCCAGTCGCCACAGCTTTCACACTCCGTTCCCCACTCGTGGACTACCCCGCTGTGAAACTCGCGGTCAAAATCATCGCCGGTCTTGCTGCCCTGCGACACCAGGATAGTCTTGCGGTTCCAGCGATCATGGTGTCGTTTTTTAAGTTCGTCAACCAGCCCGGGCTCCCAGCGCCACACCTCGTCGCCGTAGCAATACCTCATGGATTTTTCTTGTAAGCTGCTCATATTGGCGCCGTTAAGGAAAAGCGCCATATGCGGAAACATGATCGCCGTCTTTCGTTTCTGGTGCCGGTCGTGAGGAAACAGCCGTGCCACTGGTGGACAGGATTCCAGAATTGGCATCAACCGCGACTCGGCCCACTCCTTGGTTGTCTCGTCAGTTTGGCCGACCAGCATCATCGGCCCAGGCTGCTGCGCAACAATCCACGGCACAACCAGTTCAAGTAGAGTAGTTTTTCCTCCGCCCGTCGGCGCCCGGGCAACAATCTGTTTCACGCGGTCATCGCAGACTGCGCGGAAAACGTCATTAAGCCAGGGTGCGTTGTCAGCCTGAAACCGTGTCGAGCGCGCCGAGTGCGGCAGCCGGACGTGCTCCGCTAGCCAGTCCAGCGGGTCACCCTGATAGCTGGTAACGATGCCAGCAGCAACTCCCTCTTTAAGTGGATTCATTCAGCTTAGCCTTTACCCTGTCCAATAATAGGTCAATGCGGCCCTGTAACTTAGGACGCAATTCCTCTTCAGACTGCCCCGCAATTTGTCCGGTGAGGTCGTTGACTAATGCTTGGCACTCTGCCGACAGAATGGCACCAATCTGCACTCCCGCCTCCCGCACCTCAGCGCGGTTGATAAGTTCGCCACGGGCCTGGGCGTTTTGGATCTCCAGTCGCTCAACCTCTAGCATTGTCTTGCGGATCTTTGCCCCAGCAACATCCACGGGTGCGCTATTTTTTCGAGCATCCTGCCATTCTCGAGCTGCGGCCTCCGAATGCATCGGCATTCCAAATTCTACCAGTTTGGTGACGCGCTGTTGCGAGATCCCTAACTTGCTTGCCATTTGGCTATGTGACAACCCTGACTTTTTAGGATTACTCATAAAAAAAAGGAACTAGAGACAAGCACTGCGACGAAACCCCCAGCTTAAAGAGATTCCTTAGGGGGGCGCCCCTTCATTGCCTCCAACGCCCCTTTGCTCCAGTTGGCCACCGTAGCATGACTGACGCCCTCGCCGCGCCCTGCGTCGTCCAACGTCTTGTAGCCCGCCAAATCAGGCCGACCAATAGCAAACGCCAACCCAATGGCCTTGCTCCTAGCATCCCACAGTTTAGGTAGCGGACTCAGCAACCAGGCTAAAATGCGCCATGCCGTATCGACCGTAGCCTCGGCCATTGCTTCTTTGACTACAACAGAGTGCCATGCCTCTACGCTCTCTGCGTGACGCTCTGGCACTCCGAGGTCTAACAGCTCGGCAATAAGATCCTCATCCATTGCTTAGCTATGCGGCAGATATTACCTACCTGCAAGGCATATTTTTACAGCTTGATATAATGGGGCTTAGTCGTAGTTGACTCTGGCAATGAGCGCAGCAACCCGGTTGCACCAGATGGTGCGATTAAGCTGGTCACCACAATTGCAGGTAGCTTGATTGAGCAAGGCCACGGCATCGGCCAGAAACCGCTTTTGCCGTCCGATGACTGCATTTCCGCCGGTGACTGCACTGCATAAGGCAACAATCTCATTTTTGAGATGCGTGCATTTACTCACGGCCTCGTCACGCTGTGCGACTGCATCCAGCCCCATTTTAGCGAGCTCTTGGAGTTGAGCGGTTAGCGCATCAACCTCAGCCTCGGCAGCCTGCAATATTTGCTCTTGCAATATTTGCTCAACAATTTTGACGCCTTGAGTCGCTGTCACCCCTGCACCTCCTCCCATTTGCCCAGCGTGCGAAGGAACGCCTCTGCACGTTGACGGGCTGTTGCTAAGGCAAACGCCCAGGCGTTGTCAAACATGTCTCCAAGGACGTCTATGTAATGGTCCATATCAATTGGGCTAAGCCAGCTCTCCGCCTCATGCATGGCGTTTAGGTCGTTGCAGTAGTCTGGGAGGTCTGGTCGTAGTTTTGCGCCATTGTCAAAACCCTTATAAAATCCTGAGGCTGCAGTCACGCAAACCGCCTTCCACCCACACGCCACCGCAATCGCCGCGTTAATTTGGTTGTTGGTCATTTAGCCTCCTTTGCTGCTGCGATTAGTGCGTCTGCCTGTTTAAGCGCGATGTTTGCTTCCAGCGGATTGATATCCTGACACGCGTACGACCCAGCTTTTAACATCGCCGCTATCTCCAGCCGTGAAGGTTCTGGGCGGGTCATTTTGGTGCTTTGGTTTTCGAGTTTGTCTAATGCCGTTGCAAGATATTGCCGGCATTTTGCGTGCGCTTCTTTAAGAAACTCCACCTGGGCGCGGGCTTCGTCGCGTTGAATTAAAAGCCGTTCGTTCGTTTCAAAAGCTTCATTTAGTCTTTTGCGCGTTTCATTGCTTTCGTGCACTGAAAGCTCGGCCTGTATTGAACCAATGTAAGCTTCCGCAGATAGTAGCGCATTCTGTTCTTGCAACTCATTTAACCTGTCGGTCATTTGGCCTCCTCTTGTTTTTTATTGCACTCGGCGCAGTACCATTCCGCACTGTCTAAATCTACGCCGTCTAAGTCCATTTCATTCAAACACGTCTGGCAGATCGGGCCTTCGTCCAAGCCTTCGTCCTCGTCGTTAGGAAATCCGGTGCTTAACATAAGGGCTCCTCGCGCAAAAAAGCTTGGCGCACTATCTTGCTAAGCTGTTCATTTTGCGCTTTGAGTTTTTCGATCTCATCGCAAGCGGCGTCGCGCTGGTCAATTAAATTTGCAACCGTCAGGGTGCGCTCCCTAACCGACGCAACCAACTCTAACTCCTGCTGCTCCAGCCTGCGCGCCGCCGCAAGCATAAGGCCGTTAACCGTTGGCCCAAGCGGGCCAGCCCGTCTAAGCTCCCGGACAATTTGATCTGTGGTGGCCTCTTGGCCTCTCTGCCTGCTCTCCGCTGTGGTCATGCTGTCTGCTTCCTGCTCGGCCTGCTCGGCCTGTTTCTGTTCGTTTGTTGGCATACTCTGTTCCTCCTCGTTGTGTTGGTTGTTAGTTTGGGTTTACTGGCAAAATATTAGTCGGCAGAATATGGCGCCGAGTTTAGGAAAATTTTCAACATTTTTTTTGTGCCCTCGTAGCTGGCAATTTTGGCTGCCTCCTCCTCACTCAGTGGCGCGGATGCGGGGGGGGCCTCAAGCCCACCACCCGCAGGCTCTGCGCCTATCTGTCTTGCATCCTTAATTCTTTTAAGGATGCGTGTAGCGCCT